TGATAAAAACAAAATTAACCCGTTAAAAGTTTAATTAAATAAATGTTAATTGATACGGGTTAACTTGATACTACGTAGGTGCTGAGTTGCGAGTGATGCTAAAAACATTAATCACAAAAACCCATTAAATAAATTACCCCCACCAATAAACAAATTAAAATTAATACAATCGTTAAATCGGTTAAATTCATAATAGTTAACATTATAAAAGTTATAAATAATATAGGCAAAACCATACCCCCAACGGCTTTTAAAATAGCCAACATATAAGCCCTTTTTAGTTGATTATTAGCAACACTTTAGTTGCTTTTATGCAACATATAAGGATTTTAACACGTAATTACAAGTGCTATTAAAATTAATTTAATATTAATTTGACATTAATATTGAAATAAATATTAATTGTAGGTGGGTAGTAATTAAAAATTTTTAGGCGATTATGTGTGTAATTATTTGTGGCAATCCACAAGACATTAAAAAAGAATATTTAGAAAAAGCATTTAAAACAAATCCTCACGGGTTTGGTTTAATGTATGTAAGAAATAATAAAATTATTTCTGAAAAATTTGTCACTAAAAATTTCAAAACAATTTTAAAAGCATTTAAAAAACATTCTAAATTTACAAATGAAATAGGATTGCATTTTAGATATGCAACAGTTGGCAGTATTAATAATTTTAATAGCCACCCTTTTGCAATTTTAAATAAAAAATTGGGCGATAATTTTGATATTTCATTAATGCACAATAGCCCCAGAATAGTTGCCCCAATATTAGATGATAGCAAAAGTGATACATATTTTTTTAGTAATATTATTTTAAGACCAATTCTAAAATCAAAACCAGATTTAATAACTGATGAGAAATTTTTAAAATCTTTAGAAAGCATTGTTAATGCTGAAGGTAATTCAAGGGTATTACTTTTAAATAGTTTAAATAATAAATTTGATTTTGTAGGCGACTGGATTACTTGGAATAATTTAAAAGTTAGCAACACTTATTCACTAGAAGAATATAAACCAATTTCTTATTCAAGCCATACTTCTTTTTATAACCATAATAGTATTGAGTTCGATACTACAAAAACAGTTGCTAAAGATACAAAAGAAATTCCATTTAAAACTTACGGGCAATCTAAAAACCGACTTAAAATAGATTATGATGATTTAATCGACATAATGGAAGTTCTAGACAACGGGACTAAGTTCGACATTTTTAAAAAAATTAGAAAGTTAAAGCATATAGAAATAGCTGATTTACTAAGCCAAATTGCTGATGAGAGATATTTCAACGAGTATGACAACACAAGGGAAATACAAATTAACGATTTAAAATAAAATGTTTAACGATAAATATTTAATTTCTAATTTAAGATTTTTAAAAAACGAAAAACATTTATATTTATCTGGTGCGTTTTTAGATATTTTTACAGATACTAATTTAACAGAATATACAAAGGCGATTAATTGTAGTCATTTAACTCAATTACCTTTTAAATTAAATACAAGTGGTTTTTTAAAATCAATAACTATTGAAGATAATAATAATAAATTTAAAATTTCTTTAGATAAGTTTTTAAATGCTATGTTTTTTAAACATTTAATTAACAATTCAAGTGAGGATAATATTTTAAAAGATTCTCATTGTTTTGGGGAATATGTAGTAGGTCGAATTGGTGGTCATTTAAAGAATTATTTTAGAAGTAAATTACCTAAAGAATTTAATTTATTTGACGGGTATTTATTAACCGAAATAATTACAGATAGTTATAATTTTTATAGTATCAATAACCTTTTAAATTCTGGTTTTTACCACAATAATAATTTTTCCCTAGATTATTCGAGAAGTTTATTAGAGTTAAATAATTTTTTAGAGACAATTAAATTTAATGTTAACAAAAATAATGTTGTTCAATGTGGAATGACTGGTCTTTATTTCCACAAATTTAATTGCTTGTCTTTTTATGATAGTGTTATTGATGATAGTATTAATTTTAATTCAGCTATAAAAATACTTGAAAGCCCCAAATATAATTTAATTAAATTTTTTAATCTTACTAATAAAATAAAATACATTCATAAATATTATGTAGAAAATATATCTGGTCAAGCTATGTCAAATATAGGTGGTACTTGCTTACGTGTCACAAATTCCAGAAAATCGGTTAATCACTTATCAACAATTAGATATATCCCAGAATTAAAAACGGCTTTATTTAATGATGATAAATATTTTAAAGATAAAAATTATTTAAATAAATTTGCCCCAGCTAAAAATAAATTGCGGGATTATTCTGATAACGTTTTAAACTTACTTGATACAGTTGTTTTACCTACTGAAAATAAAGCAACAGCACAAACTTACGGCTTAGAAATTGAGTGCTATTCTTTACCTAAAGCCCCTATAAATATTAAAGAATTAATAGAAGAAAAATATTTACTAGGTACGGCTATTTGTAAGAGTGACGGCAGTATCGGGCATAATGGAATTGAGATTGTGACTGTTCCTATGTCTTTTGAGTATATTAAAAAAACAGATTACTTTTTTAATTTCTATAAAAATGTAGAGGGTGCTTTAGGTAGTTTTTCTAGAAATTCAACGGGTGTGCATATTCATATAGGGAGAAAATTTTTAACAACATTACAACAAGCTAAGATAGTTGATTTTATAAATAACAGTATGAATTTTGATTATTTAATTAAAATTGCAGGGCGAGATTTTGTTAATGATAATAACAATACTTATGCAAGACCACAGTTCAAAGATGTATCAATCAAAGATGTTGCTGACTATATTAAAAGCCGTTCAAGTGCTGACAAATACAATGCCGTTAATATTAACCATAGGGAAACAATAGAAATTAGAATTTTTAAGGGTAATGTTAAGCCCGAAGTTTTATATAGATATATAGAATTTACTGACGCATTAGTTAATTTTGTTAAAAATGTATCACTTGAAACAAATCAATATTTTAAATTTATTGAGTTCGTTGAAAGTCATAAGGCAGTCTATCCAATTTTATATGAGTTTAACAAGTTCAGAGATTAAATATAAAACTAGTTTTTCTAAGGGGTATATTAAATTATTAGAAAGCAGAAATATTAAATATAAACCTACTCAATTTAAATTAGTATCTGAAGTTAAATTAGCCAAAGTTCGTAAAGCGAGAAATACTTAAATATTAAAATGATAGTGAATAATAGTGATAGTGAATTAAAAAAAACCGATTTAAAGGCACAAGGGCAATCAAGGTCGCCCCACCCCTTGCCTACTATACCCCTAGAAAATAAAATTTTAGAAAGTTTAATTAATGATGATGTATTAAATAAATTAGAAAAAGATTTTAACAATTTCTTTAAATGAATTATAACCACCCTAAGCATTGGATTAATACTAAGTTAAATAACTTATCGATTAAGGATATTAAAAATATTATTATAAGAATAACCCCTGATACCACCCTGACCGAAAAAATATTAAATCAGGTTTTAATAGCCCACAATTTTAAAGAGTTTAAAAACAAGCTCCCATCAAAAAAATAGCCACCATCAAAACGAGCTGTCTTTCCCATTTTTAAAATAGTTAAATTATTATTTATTCCCTTTAGTATCTTACGGGTTAACCAAGATTTTCCCGCCCCGTAGCTGTCTAGGTTTTAAGTTAACCTTTAGCCACTTCAAGTTAAATCTATTTTTGATACGGGTTATCTTTTTTATTTCTCCCGAGTGCCACCAACAAAGTTGAGTTAACCCGTAGTTAGCTAAAGGTTGGTAATAGTTCTAGAGACAAATCGACAAAGCCCCCCAGATACTCCGACAAAGTGTGTTCCGAGTGTAAAATAATTAGTTTTATTAGTTGTTTTAATATTGATTTAATATTGATTTTAATTTAATATTTATAACAAAACAAATCAACAATAGGGTTGCTTATGTTAAAACAAGACTACAAAGCTAACGAGTATATAACTTTTAATAGTTCTAAGGTTTTGGAATTTAAAGAGTTATATATTAAAGCTGTCCAAAATAATAAAAAGTCTTTTGTGTTTAAAGGTCGCCTATTCTTAACGGCTTTTGCGAAACACTTTTTAAACTACTTGGAAAATAAGTTTAAAACACTTCATTAATTTATGGAAAATTTAAATTTATTAATGGATATTTTAACTATATTTTTAATAGGCAGTTTTGCATTGGTGGTACTGTGTATCTTTTTTGTGATTGATAGCTATTTAACACAAAAGGCACAATATAGGTCTAGGTTGGAAACTCATTTCCAAAAGTTAAACCAAAACAAAACTAATAAAATCTTTAGGGGCTAAATTTGCCTTTGATATAGGGCGTATTAAAAAAAACAGATACGCCCTGTGTCTCTTTTAAATCAAAACATTTTTAATCAACATTTACAAAAGATAGTTTATCCCTTGTAAGTAATTGGGAATTAATGGCTATTTTATTGGTCTTTTGCCCTTGTAATTTCAACACACAACTTGGGGTTGCAGGGGGGTTTTATGGCAGTGGAGTAATCGAGATACCCTTTCATATTTTTTTAAAAAAAGTATTTGACTAACCAACAAATCATATTAAAATCAACATTGTGTTGATATTGTTGGTATTATCCCAACTGGTATACTACTGGTAACATATAGTATTGGAACTAGTTACAATACTTATACTAACCTATATCTAACCTATATTAGACTATTACTAGTAACTATTAGTATTCAGCTTAAGTATTGGTATAGGGTAAGTTATTTGTATTGAATCCAGTTATCCCCTATTGTCGACCTACCTACTGCGTGCTCCATAAACCTTTCTAGTTCAGTTTTAAGTTGTCTTTCCTTAAAGTCCTCAACTTGACTAGTACTATCTACGGCTAACTGTTCAATCCAATAAGCGACACCTATTGCAAGAGCATCTAATCTGTCGTCATTCCTTAGACAGCCACGATCTTTGGTTAACCTTGTTAATTGATAAAACAGTTGGTAGTGGGGATCTGTAGTATCAAAGTCAGCCCTAATAAGCTGTGGGCTAACAATTAGTCGGTGTTGGTTCATTAGGGGCTCTAGAGTATCTATTATCCTAAGCTCCTTTTGTTTGGAGTGACTAACTTCTTCAATAGTAACTGGGTGGTATTTGTTAACCACTGGTTTCAATAGTTGGGTAAACATTCCATCACCAAAGTTACTTTCAACAATAATCATATTAACTTCGGCATCTCTAGCCATCTTAGCTAAGTTAATTAAATTAGTTTCACTATAACCGCCTTGTAGTCCCTTACAAGTGTGTAGAAATAAGTTTCCATTAAGTTGTTTTATAATAGCAACACCCAACTCATCATTACCACGACCACTAGGGTCAATAGCCATTACTGAACCTTTATAGGCATCAAACTGTTCTGATATAAACATTGGTTTGTGATATTTGTCTCCTGTAAATCCGACACTAGGTAAATCATCACAAACATATTCTTGAGTTCCAGCCCAAGCTAATTGTATAGGAGCAATCTTGTTATCAATATCCATAACAATTAAATCAGATAACTTTAATGGGAATCTTTCTTTGTCGGACAATGTAGTGTCCAACATAAACTGTAAAGCAAACCCAGAACGACCATAAGACGCTTCTCGTTCTCTAAGTTCTAAATCAGTAAAACGTTTAGGGTCAACGGGCTCACCACTTCCAAACTTACTATTAATAATAAATGGAGCTAACTTATTTCCATATTTTGGAATACGACTTGTTTCTGGCATACGTGCCGTCCAAATCCTTACCTCATACCCTCTTGTCGGTAAGTCATTGTATAATGACATATCGGACTGGGGAGTACCTAAGAATATAATTTTACCATTAGGAGATAACACGGCCTCAAACTCTTTTACACTATCCGAAAGTTTATCTCTCATAGTTTGTGTTAATGAGTTATTTAAACTTTCGCAGTCGTCAGAGATTATGAAGTCCGCACGTGAACCAGTGATCTGACCTGTAATCCCCACCGATTTGACACTGGGTGCGTGCGAGGCTTTTGCTAGAGCGACATCAAAGGACACGTTACTTCCCCTTTGGTCAGCTCTAGGTGTTAGGTGTTTTAATATTTCTAATTCACTGATTAATCTTTTAGTAAATGTACTAAAATCATCGGCTCTGTTTTTAGAAGCAGATACGACTAAGAATTTTAAATTTGGGTTTCGTAATAAGTTCCAACACACGAAGGCACTACAAATCCAAGACTTACCAGCACCTCGAAAAGCTTGTATGACACTTCGTCTGGGTGCGTTTTGTAGAAAATCTGCAATATCGTATTGAACTGGTGTTGGTTCAATATTTAAGTGTTTCCATACTAAGTATAGGAAGTTACGAAAATCCGCTTTAACAGCGTCCATAAATGGCCTCTATTTCTTATTTAAACGCACGTATATGCACGTTTTAATTGAAGTCCTTATCTCGTACTATTTCTTCTAAATCCTCTATTTTAAAAGGTAGTTCTTCGGCTAATTTTGACACAGCATTTCCAGACTTTGGAATACAGTCTATGTTATTATCCTTAAGGAATTGACGTGCCACATTTAGGTCGGCACTTTTAACCTCGTCGCTCATTATCTTATCTAATAATTTTTGTGCTAGAAGCTCGTGTAAGTCTTCTAGTTTTTTTAATTTTTCTGACATTTACATTCCTTTAATAGTAAACAACCATAAGCCGTTTTATAAATACACATTTATTTAATTATCCAATTTTTTGGTATTACAAGAATTTCTCCAAACTCAATAATTCCTTCACTGTCTATTGAGTATGTTGAAAATGTTTTAATGTAATTTTTTGTTTCTTCAAATATCCAACCTCTTGTTATACAAGTTGCTGGTTTTAATTCTCTTATTTCTTTTTCATTTACCCAACCAGTTTTAGATTGAGCGTCTAACCAATGTAATTCTCCTTTAATTGGTTTATAAGGAAAATTATTTATCATTTTATTTTTTTGGTTTCTTTTTAAATTTATTACTTTTGGTAATAACTTTTTTAAATCTAACTATTCTTTTTAAAGGCATTATTTTAATGGTGATGTATCTCTTTTTATATGTCCTAAAACTGTACCCTTATGCTCGCCCTCTTTAATAACATAACCAGAAGTTCCGTTAGCATTAATTTCAACTTCTTTTCTACTTTTTAATAAAGTATTATTTTTCTTTTCTATTTCTTTATTAATAAAATTTTGTTCTATTAAATCTTTTAATCTTTCAATCATTATTTTTTATATTTATCTAAAATATTAACTCCAAAACTTCCCATGAATACAATTAAAATTGCATAAAGTATTTCTGTAGGTGCAGATTTTAAAATCTCAAAACCTTTAATCATATAAGGTTGTAATTGTGGTATAAAACAACAAGTAATAATTATGCTTATAAAAACTGTTAGCCATTCATCTTTAAGACTTCTAGAACTTGCATCAACTTGTGCAAGTGACACATCTTTCATCGCTTCTAATTCAGCAATTCTTTCTAGTTTTTTAACTTCTAAATGGTGATTAATAGCTCCAATAGTTTTATCAGCTACTAAACTAAATACAGGATTTTTAATTAATCCTAAAAGAAATCCCCACATATTTTTATTTAATGTTTATATTTAACTCTTAATTTACCTCTATTTAAATGAGCAGAGGTTACTCTTAAATTTGACCTAGAATTATTTGTCGGGTTGCTGTCAATATGGTCAACATCTTTACCGTCACCCTTAGCAACAATTCCTTTAGCCATTAATTCTCTACGAGCTCTATTTCTAGATGCCCTTTCTAATTTTGCTTTTTCTGAAGATTGATATTTTTGATATTCTAATCTGTAATTTCTACGAGCCATTTTTACCTATAAGATATTGCCAGATTGTAAATATTGTCCCTAACATAGCGGCAATTCCTATGAGAACTTTTAAACCACCTTTTGACATGGCTATCTCTTGTCTTACTTCCCCAATTTCATCTCCATGTTTTTTTATATCTTCATGGATATGTTCAATTTTTTGGTTCATATCTTTTAAAATATGAACTAATAAATTATTATTAAGTTGTTGTTTTGTATGATTTATTTTCCTTTTTTTCATATAAATTAATGTAGTCGGCCGTATCTGAACAAGTAACGACCGACCACTAATTTTAACTACTCTAGGTCTTCGTCTAAATCTTCGTCGATATCGTCTTCAAAACTTTCATCTTCGAAGTCTTGGTCTTCTACTTTGTCTTTGATCTGGTCTAGTTTGTCTTCGATTTCTTCAATCAAATCCATAACTGACACTTCTTTTTTCTTACGTGCCAATGTAGTCGCCTTTGTTGATTGTTATTATTTACTTTTTGTTATTTTGAAAAAATGCTTCAACTGACTTTACGTAGTCTTTAAAAGCATCTGCCCAAAATTTCTGAACCTGTCCTGCGAAGTTTTCTGTAGCTTTCTTAGCTTCTTCGTAAGAAGGAATTTCAAATTTAGGTGTGAACATATTTTCCTCTTGTGTTGGTTTGTTTAAAAATTGTCTTTAAATTCTTCAATAAATTCTTTATTTAAAACATCAAATTTACAACCATAAAAACTGGCTATAAGAAAAATTATAAATACTAAAATAAATATCATTTAGTTAATTGTTTAAGTTTTTCTTTTAGCTTTGCTAATCTCTCAGCACACTTGCAGATAACTTCTTTTCCGCAGGTACATGGTTTACATTTACAGTCTTTGTTTTTCATATTGTTTCTTTAAAAAATATTGGTTGAGTTAATCTTTTGTTGTTTACGAACTTATCAGAGTTAATATTTTGACCATGTGGTATTTTACCATCAAAAGCTACGCATGTATTATAACTACCTTTAATAGTGTAAATAACTTCATAATATTTTTTATCTATCCAACAAACATCATGCTCTGAAAGTTTGTGAAAGTCGTGATGTAAAATTTGTTTATATAAATTTGTTTCACTATTATCAAAGTAAACTAAAGCATTGTAACCAAAGTCAGTATGAGGAATCCAATATTTATTTTTGTAATCATTGAATGAAGTTTTATAAAACTGAAACTCATTAGTTAAAACCATTCCTTTGTTTTTAGGCTCTTGACCAATTATGTTTGCTAGATAATTTTCTACATCTTCAAATTCTTTAGAATAAATTTTATGTCTTTTATCTTCAAAGAAAATTCCATTTTTTGAATTGTTGGTATTTGGTTTATGGTATTCTGCTTTATTAGATTTAAAGAAAGATAATATTTCTTCTGGGTATTTGTAAAAATTTTCTATAATAAATATTTTTGTATCTAAAACTTTTTCTATTTTAATTTCGTGATTATTATTTATTTCCCACTTCATTTAAAATATCTTCTATTGGTTTTTTTATGTGTTTTTTAGGAGTGTCTATATCTACTAACATAGGAATACACATTCTCTCATCTCCTTCAAAATAAGTGCTGTCGTGAGGAACATGTCCCTCAATAATTAACAACAATCCTTCTTTTATTTCTACTTCATACCAGCCACCAAAAAAATATTTAGAATTGTTATTCATGTCCCAAAATCTTTTTCCTATATTTGCTTGGTCATAAACTCTTACAACTCCACGTCTTACTGGGTTTATAACTTCTTTATCAAGATTTACCTTTGGATAATATGTAACAACTAAATCACATTTTATATGTGTGTGAGCTTGAATACCTGTATTCTGACCATTGTTTCTTCTTTGCCAAAAAGTGTCTGACATAATTAAAACTTTACCTTTGTGGTCATATTCATAAACTAATTTTAAATATTCCTTACAAGCACAATCAACCATCTTTATTAAGTCTTGAACAACTTTTTCGTTTTTATAATCATCTATAAAATTATGTCTAATATGAGACACATGATGAGAAATTCTGCCAATGTTATTTGGATTTGATGGGTCTTTTATAATGTTATTTAAAAAATCTTTTTTAGCAATTTCATATAATTTATTATTCCACTCTTTAGAAACATCACATTGTTTAGTATAAACAAAACTAGGATATATACATTGTAAATTAGTTTTACTTTTTAAATCCATATTAGTAATTCATTACCTCTACTGGTCTCTCAATTAATTTATCTACAAAATCTTGGGAGATAATTTCAATCTTATCGTTCATATTATCTCGTCTAGGAGTTCCTTCTATGTAACGCAATACTCCGCCAGTAAGTCTGTATAAAGCCGCACCAAGCATTGCTACGTTATAATTGTAAGAAACATCACAAGCTTTAGTCCAATATTCTCCTTCAAGAAATAGACAAGCACCTTTACAAAGCTGAACTACTGGACATCTAACACACTCACTTCTTGTTCTGAAATGATGAACTAAAGTCATCTCCATAGCTTTAATGTTTTCTGTTTTTCCTATGTTATGCTTTGGAAGATTTGCATTAGTATTCTGGCAAGTCATTGCATTACCTTTTAAATCTACTGCAAGAATGTTTGGATTATCCATTCCACACTTTTGACCAAATACTGTAAATGGTCTGCGTGTGCTTATAGACTGAAAGAAGTCATCTATCTTATCAAAGATAGTAGTTACACCTAAAGTCTTTCCAAATCCAGCTTCCTCAAATATTGTTTCTCTTAATTCTTTTTGTTCTTCAGGAAGTGTTGGAGACAACATCATTCCACCTGCGTCATACGGAAGCATTATTTCTTCAGAAGTTAATGGAATATTAAATGGGTCTAATCCCATTTTTTTTGCAATATGTTCTCTTACTTTGTGCATACTGTAGTTCTTAACAGTAAGAACACAGTTAAAACCTATTCTACCTTTAGGAAATAACTTGTCGTATGCGTACTTAATTGCATCTAATACTTCAGGCATATCAAGAACATCTTTACCTCGTTGTTCTTCATAGACATGACCATCATGAGATATACCAACTTGAAAATCTAAACTGTCTAACCAATCAACAGTTTCTCTAGTAAGCATTGATGCGTTAGTAATGATATTAAATTCAGCTTTAGGATATTTTTTTCTCAATCCTTCAGCTAATACTTTTAAAACTTTTATATAAACTAATGGTTCTCCACCCCAAAATTCCCAACGAGTTTTATTGCCATCTCCTTTAAACCAAGTATCTAATTCATCTAAAAACTTTTGTGCTTCGGCAGGATTTCCTTGAAATGAATTTGGAACTTGTGATGCCTGATTACAATAACTACATGCGTAGTTACATTTTAATCCCATCTGAATTTTTACATTAGTTGGCTTATCAGATTTCTTTGCAGGATTACTTGGAGAGTTAGGTGTCCATTCGTGAAAATGACCCCTAGTATAATCCATGTTTATACTCTCTAACGATATAGGTATTCCATTCTCTGTAAGTTCAGAGGTATGTGGTTTATACATTAAGTATCTAAAACCTTTTGGGTATTGAAGATGCAATTTGTATTCAGGTGGATTACTTGTATCGTAAGTTTTAATTACCTCTTGTTCTTTTTCTTTCCAAGAAGCAAAATTATATGTGTGATTGGACATGTATATTTTTGAGGTTATTAATTATTTTTTTTGATGAAAGCATTTCCAAAATCTTTGATTTTCTTTTGCTTAACTGACAATCAACTTCATGTGTATTTGATAAATGGCAATTACCTCTGCACCATTTTCTAATTGGACATGTTTGACATTCAGTCGTCTTTACAAACTTTTCAGCTTGTAAATACGCATCTATGTTTTCTATCTCCCCAAAAGCCTTACCTATCTTTGATTTATTACTAACTGTATGATGGCAATTATGAAGGTTACCATCTAAATCAACATCGATTTGATGACTACCTCTGCACATCGGAACAAACTCTCCTTTAAAACTTTCTTCCCATTGTATAATGTGTGGTGTCCAAAGCTCTATTGCTTGTTTGTTTCCTTGTAAAGCAAGATTGGCAAGTTCCCATAAATACTTTTCATGCTCATCTAATTGTTCCATTTGAATATAATACTCAGGAGAACAACCATCTGTAGCACGAACCCAGTGCATAAAGCCTGAGAACTTTCTTCCAGTAATTTTTTCTAATTCTTCAAGTTCTTTTAAAAATGGGTAATAACTTAATTCTTTTCCATTAAATAAAAATGATACTGATACATTTTTTATATTTTTAACAAATTCCCATTTAGGTTCTCCGTATTGTTTATGCCTTGATAAAACAACATAAGCACCCCAATCATTTATTGTATTTTTTATTTCGCCAGTAAGTAAAGTTCCATTAGTAACTATTTTAACATGTTTAAACTTAACATGTTTTTGAAGCTCATTATGAATATCCTCTATTGTTTTCCAATATAATAAAGGTTCTCCACCCCAATATGCTATTTCTGTAATATTATTTTTTATAATATGGGGTAACATCTTTTCAACAAAAGACGTTGCTTTGTTTTTATAAGTAGGAACTCCTACTCTATCTCTTGCTGGTGCTTGTAAACAATATCCACATTTTAGATTACACCCATACCCAATAAATACATTGAGCATTAAATTACTGTAATATAAATGTCCCCTAATCCAGTATAGCTTTTTAAGTTAAATTTAACTTTAGCTTTGTCTCCAGCTTCTAAACCAAGAGCTGTAAATTTAAACGAACCTTTACCTTTATTATTCATAATAGTTTTTGTTTTTGGTAAATATCCTGCTGAAGTTTCTAATTTAAACTCTGCTGTTTCGTTTAATACGTTTTCTTGACTTTCAACATTATAAACATAACCAATACTATTTTTGTCATGAACCCATTTTACATCATAGTTTATTTCAACTGTCTCTCCAGCTCCTACATTAATATTATTTTCAGAAGGAAATACTTGATACATATTAGATGCTTCTTCTCCGCCACCTGCATCTGGTTCTGATTTTAATGTTACGTTTGAAATTGGATTATACTTTCCATGAACTACCTGTAAACAACCCACTTCTAAAAGATTATCTTTTTTAAAAGGAACTCCTAAAAAAGCAAGACTGTTAAATTGAGCATAAGAAGCTCTTATTCTACTAGAATGTTTAATTTTGCTTGATAATGAATTAGCAAACCTTGAAACAACAGCTTGAGGTTCGCCAGTTCTTTGAGCATAAAATTCAATAATTGAATGGTCTGTGTATTCAACTGAACTATATGAAAAATTTATATCAAATATTAATTTTCCTAAATATTTAAAAACTGTTTCTGAATTAGTATTTGGAACATTTCTAACAAATTTATTTATTAATTTACCACATACTTGACCAGACCTAGCTTTTCTGGCTTCGTCTGCTATCTGAATATTTGAAGAATTACTTTGTTCAATATAATCATATTTAAAATCTTCATATAAATCTTCCCAAGAAATAAAACTATCTTTAGTATTTTCACTATATTCAAATTTATTAGTTTCTTTTAAAACACCAATTATTAATTGGTTTTTAGTTAAATGAACTAAAGTTAATAGTTCATCGTGGCTTTTATAAGCTCCTCTTTTTTGCAAAGTTATATTCATAATATTATTTATTAATCTCTACAATCACAAGCACACGCACAAGCACATGCACAGTTGCAGTTACAGTTTGTTCTACAGTTGAAACTTCCGCAATTACAGTTTTGAACTGTTCTTACTTGATAAGTTCCGCCTAGTTCATCAGTAGTAGTGTAAGCACTAAATATATTTTCAACAGTTACTGGTTGTAATGTACTTGTATTACCACCAGCACCATCGTAAGCACCATTGTTGGCACAGTTTGATGTTGGTATTCCTGCAAATCCCCAACCAGACCATTCCCACCAATTTCCGTTTCTAGGTTTTTTTAAATTAATGGCTTGGTTTACTACTTGACCACTTGCATTTTCGTAAGTTGTCGTAGTGTTGTAGTTAGGGTCTGTATCTAATGGGTCTGTTACACCAGAAGTGTCACCTATTAGACTAGTATGAGGTGTTGCTGTGTTAATTATTGTTGCACTTGTCGTTGCTCTATCTAAAGCATCAATAGGAGTTCCATCGGCTTTAACCATACCCAAACTACGTGCATCAGCACCAGCATTAGGTACTACTAAATTGCCAGAACCATCTATAATTTTGGATAGGTTTCTTGCTTTTGTCATTTATTTATTTTTCCTTTTTTGTTTTAGTTATTAAGCAAATTTAACAATCTCAACTACGTCATTAGACAACAGAGCATCATTTAATGTTATTGTTGTTCCGTCAGTTGCGGTAAAATCTACTCCCTTTATTAATTTAACTCCGTTCACATAAACCTGAACAAAGTTCACTACATAAGCTGTGTTAAATACAGTTTGACCACTTGTTGGTGTTATTACTGTTTCTGTAAATGGTAATGAAAGAGTTACACTCTCATTTCCACCAGCATTATTTAACGTCTTAGTAATTCCGTTTCCTACGCTTACTTTTAAATTGAATACGTTTGCAGTTGTATCGTTTGCAGAAATCTTAAATGCACCACCACCAACTGTAGCTAAAGCCGCACTTGCCGCCGCATCAATAGCACTTTGGTTATCCGCATTTTTATAAGTTAAAGTGGTATTTCTATAACTTAATGCGTTAGCTTCTGAAGTTGCTGAAGCATTTTGAGATGCTAAAGCCGCAGAAGCACTTGCACTTGCATTAGTTGCTTGTGTTGTTGATATTACTGCTTGAGCAGTTGATATTCCAGCTTGTGTAGTTGCAGTATTTTTATCTGCTAAAGCTGAAGCAACATAACTTTGTAATAACTGTTCTTCTGTTAAAGAAATCTTTTGGATAACTTCAATGTAAATAACATCACCAGTATTAGCCGCTTCTAATAACGTACAAGTATTACCAGCAGATAATGTATAGTCAGTAATTGGTGTAATTCTAATTCCGTTTACAAATACAAATACGTTTCCTGTTGCGTTAAAAGCTAAAGTTTTTGATGGACTGCTAGTATCAGCACCATTAAATACAGTCTGATTCTGTGTTGCTATATAAGTATAATTAGTTAATAACCCTTCAACATAAGTACCTACGTTTACCCAACCAGTATTATTTTGAGAAACATAAACTTTTAATCTTGTAGTAGCTGTATCAAACCAAATAGCACCATTTGCAGGATTATTTGGTGGTGTAGTTGAATAAGTATAAGCCGCATTAAAACTATTTAAAGATTGTAAACTTGAAGCGGCACTTGCGGCACTAGCAGTTGCAGAGTTCTGAGAAGCAGTTGCAGAGTTAGCACTTGCTGTTGCAGAGTTTGCACTATTAGTTGCTGAAGTTTGTGCTGAATTTTTAAACCCTTCAGTAGTATTTTTAAATCCTTCTGTAGTATTTTTATAACCTAGTGTAGTTGCTACATAGCCTTGAAGTGTTTGTTCTTCTACTGTTGCTAATTTTGAAAATACTTGAATATAAACAACGTCTCCATTTACTAAAGGTGAAGTAAAAGTAACTCTAGCAACATTATTATTTTTACTTAAAGTATAATCTTCAGTTGGTATAATTCTAAGACCATTAACAAATACATTTACTAAACTGTTTTGTGTATAATCGAATATTGCGGCATTTGCATTATTAGAAGCACCCTCTACATAAGATGGGCTACCTGAAATGTCATAACGATAATCATTAACTAAATTTTCTAAGTAAGCAGAAGCAACTTCCCAACCATTAGCAGTATAAATTTTTAATTGTGTAGCTGTTGTGTCAAACCAAAGGTCTCCTACATCAAGAGACGTTGTTGGTGCAGTTGCAGATATTCTATATCTAGCGACAAAGTCATTTACAGAACTTATTGTGCTACCAACAATATTTACGTTTGCAATATTGTTACCAACTTGATTTACGTTATTAATATTATTAGCTACTGTATCAATTTCTGAAACTGCTTCTTGAAGGTCATCAGCAACACCAATAACTTTGTTTATTTCAGTATATAAAGTATTAACTTTTCCAATATTAGAAGCTACTGTTGTTATGTTTGCATTATTATTAGCTACAGCAGTTACATCTGTTCTAATATTATAAACACCAGTAATTTCATTAGCTAAACCTGCTAACGTACTAATATTATTTGTTGGAGAAATTTGTGCCGCAACGTTATTAATATTTGTACTATTATTAGCAACAGCAGTAACAGTGCCTATGTTTGTATTTACGTTGTTAATTGCTGGTAAATTTGTAGTTATAAATGCTTTATTAACTGCATCATTGTCATTTACTGGTGATGCTACGTTTTTAATTATTCTAGATGTTGCGTCCCACTTGTTCTAGTGTTAAATCTATAATTTGGAGCTAAAGCACTTGTAGCTATATCTGCAAATGCTGGCATTACAGATGACCAACCAGTTCTTTGA